CCCGTCAACGCTATTTAAAATCATCGCGTTACCATCTGCGTTCAGTCTATAAAACATTGTATTTTTCATTATTTTACCCTCCTGTGTTTTATTTTGTTGATGCTAATATATATCCTAGCGTTCGGTTTGTCAAGTATTATTTTAAAAGATTTTCAAGAAAATGTGAAAGCGTAATGATATTAATAGGTTAGGTGTGAAAATAATTGAGAAAGTGAGGTTAAAAATGGCAAAAAACCTTGATAATTACCTCGCAGACCGCGTCTTGACGCGCCAGCTGTATTTGATGCGCTTTTCAGCAGGCGAAAAGAAGAAAGTCCTGGGTCGAATTTTGGTTGACATTGGGGTTGGTAGTGGTAGAATTAGGTCATCAAGTGTCTCTGCCTTGGACACCAAATTAACGATAGGAGTGTAACATGCCGGAAACAGTGAAAGAAGGTGAATGCAAAGATGGCCATGTCTAAACCATTAAAAGAAAAGAAAAAACAGGTGCAACCGAAACGTCATGCCGGAAAGTCAAAGGCGGTCGTTAAAGCGCGACGTGAGAAAATCATTAAGGCGATTGCAGCAGGGAAGACGCAGAAAGAGGCAGGCGTTGAAGCTGGATTATCACCTAAAACATCACCAGCGCAAGTAAATGAAATCCTGAAAAATCCTGAAGTTAAAAAGTCTTTTCTTGAATTACTTCATGAGGCTGTCCCTAATGACATGCAAACGAACAAATACCGGGAGCTGCTCGGAGCCACAAAAGTTATCTCGGCAAATGTCATTGCGCCAAATGGCGAGGGGATGGCGGACGCGCATTCCATGACCAAGGATTTCATCGAGGTGCCGGATTTCGCGGTTCAACTGAAAGCAAATGATTCCATTTCAAAGCTCAAGGGGTTGGTGGTGGATAAAAGCCAGCATGGGTTGACTGCCGAATCTGTTGAGTTGCTTATCGCAGCATTGCCACAGGAGATACAAGCCACTGTTCGGAGTAAAATATTGGAGATGGGGGATAAGTAGGCGTGCAGGCAGCAGCGCAATCATACGGAATCAAAGTGTTCAATACTCTCTGGGAGATCGTTCCGAAAAACGAATATAACGCTATGCGTCGCAGGATTGCCGCTGTTGACAATGCGGGCATTGCTATCCCTGAAAAATTCCAATGCCTGCTTGAACCGGCTCGTTATAAGGTGTTTTTCGGGGGACGCGGAGGCGCAAAGAGCTGGTCAATCGCCAGGGCATTGGTGAAAATGGCCGCCAAAAGCCCGTTAAGAATCCTCTGCACGCGAGAATTTCAAAGCTCCATCAATGATTCCGTCCATCGTTTGATTGCCGATCAGATCAATGCCGCCGGATTATCGGAATGTTTTTCGATTACGCAGGCCTCCATCACGTCCACCGCCGGGGCGCAATTCATTTTCAAGGGCCTTAGAAGGTCAATACAAGAGATAAAATCGACGGAAGGAATTGATATTTGTTGGGTGGAAGAAGCGCAAACCATCAGCAATTCATCATGGGAAATCCTCATTCCGACCATCCGGAAGGAAAATTCAGAGATTTGGATTTCGTTTAACCCGGAAGAAGAATCCGACCCGACCTATCAGCGGTTTATCGTCAATCCTCCGCCATCCGCCGTGGTGGTCAAAGTAGGATGGGAAGACAACCCACATTTGCCGGCCACACTGGAATCAGAACGAAAGTATATGCTGGAAGTCGATCCGGAAGCCTACGAGCATGTTTGGGGCGGGCATTGCCGGACGATTTCCGATGCGGTGATTTTCCGGGGCCGGTTTGAGATCGGTGATTTTGATGAGCCGCCTGAAGGGACGCGGCTTTACTACGGGGCGGACTGGGGTTTTTCCACTGACCCGACGGCGATGGTTCGTTGCTGGATTGACGGCGATTGCCTCAAAATTGACCAGGAAGCCTACGGCGTTGGCGTTGAATTAGACACCTTGCCGGAGTTGTTTGACACGATTCCAGGGGTGCGAGAGTGGCCCATATTGGCCGATTCTTCGCGTCCGGAGACGATCAGCCATGTCAAGCGCAAGGGGTTTAACATTTCCGGCGCCCCAAAGTGGCCCGGAAGTGTCGAAGATGGAATTGCCGTGCTGAAGGGATTCAGGAAGATTCTGATTCATGAACGATGTAAGCACACGGCGGAGGAGTTCCGGCTGTATTCCTACAAGACCGACCGGCTAACCAACGAGGTTCTCCCGATTATCGTGGATAAACACAATCATTGTGTTGATTCGATCAGATACGCCATATCCGGGCATATCAAGTCACACAATTTGTTTGACGACGTTTCCAAGAGGGATTTCCCCGATGAAGATTGAGCGCGTTGACCCGACCCCGGAGGATTATTTGCTGCGCCAGGCGCGGGAAGATGACGCCCGTGTAACCGGGAAAAAGCTGGTTGAGCCGGTGCATCATTATCGCAACACGCAAACAGGACAGCTCTATTACGCCTTGTACGGTTGCATCGGCTGGCCGAATGTTATCTCCGACAAGCCCAAAGCGGCCAATCGGCCCGGTTATCTGGCGATTGTGGGGATGATCAAGGGAAAACGGCCCGCGGAATCGGCCTACATTCAACTGCTGGCGGAGGCCGAGAGTCATAGCATAGGCGTTTTACTCGATGAAATGGTCAGATTGCGGTCCGAATACGGTTTTGGTCTGCATCCGTCTTTGCTTTCCTCTTGGTATGGCGACCAGGAGCGTTTTGTCATGGAGATAGCGGCGCGGAATGATGCGCTGATCAAATCCGGCGGGGACCGGCAGGCGATTCTCATTCACACGCCTCTGGATTTCTACGATGTGAAGGCTTTTGACTTATATGTCAGGGCCCTCACCGAGGCGCTGAGCAACCGGAATCAGAGGCTATTTTATGGCGGGAACGAGATTTTGAAGAATCGCGTCGGGGAATATTCCGAGAAAGACCCGGTTATTGTGGGCATGGGCGGTCTGGTTTACTCGCTTACGTTGTCAATGCCGTGGATGGATATGGTGCAGGAGAACGCATTTAACGTGGAGGAAGGATAAAATGAATATTTACGAAGTTTTGTTGGTAATGCTGGCCGTGGTGATGATTGCGCTGGTATTTGTAGTGGTGGGCGGATGGCTGGTGTTCCGCAGCAAGGCGCAGCCGGGAGAGGGTTTTATTGTTCAGCCCAAAGGCCAGGCGTTTACAATTCCCGACGCCACGGATGCCGCGAATTTTCCGGATCATGAACCGTCGGATGCGGAATTGCAAATGGCGCAAAGAGCGGATGAGTTTTGGAAAGGATTGAGAAATGAAAGTTAAATGCCCGAATTGTAAAAGAATATCCTTTGAGACAACGGCACATTACGACCCGAACGCCAGCGTTCGCGGCCATTTTGTCCGCTGCCTGTTGCCATATCAGATTGACTGGCTGTGTTCATCCACGACACATGCGGCGGAGATGTGCTGCCCGGAATGTCTGGCGCCCCTGGTGGTCAAAGGGAAGTTGCTGGTGGTGGAGGATAAGCCGGTTGTGGAAGAAGTGAAACCGGCAGAGCCGGAGACTGTACCTGAACCAACTGAACCGGCAATTCCTGAACCAGAACCTGCAAAGGTTTATGTCTGCGATGTTTGCGGCAGGGAACTGAAGACGCCCGCGGCGCTTTCGCGGCATAAGACGGTGCATAAAAAGGAGGAAGCAGCCAATGGATGAACGATGGAATCTAAACCTAATCCCGCCGAAAGGCCATGCGGATGTGGCTGATTTTGCCTATAAATTGTTTGAAATCGCCAAGAATGAAAAGGAACGGCTGGGCAAACCTGCCTCTTTCCTGAACAATTATGCATTGTACCGCGGCTTTCAGGGTAGAGGGCAGCAAACCGGGCGCAAGGGGTATAAGCAGCAAACCCAAAATATGACGCCAATTAACCTGTATTTTGCCAATGTGGAGCGCACCGTGAGCGTTATCACTTCCCGCAATCCGACCGGAGAAGTTGTGGACCTGGACGGGGCGAATGACGGCAGCGAGGAAATCCTGTCCACGCAGCTCAAGAAGTGGTGGAAGGACACGGAGCAGCTTGCCAAAACACGGCAAAGCGCACGGTCGATGGAAGTGTATGGC